AACGGTCGTTTGATGCCGTTTTGATGCTGGTTTAAAGCCACGTCAAGGCATCCTTTTGATAAAACTTTGTTTGCAGGAATTCTTGCGCGTATGACACATCCGCCAGATACGACCTTTCACAGTGGTCTTCCTGCCAGAAGAATATCCGGTTAATTAGGCGATAGGCCACGCCCCAGAGGGGGTGCGCCTGGTTTACAAAACAGCGCGCGCTTACCGTCTGGTCGTGGTGGCCAAACAACAACCAGACGTTAACCGTCTGGCTAAACCAGGCCATAATGCGCAAACCTTGAGTGATCAGCCTTTGCATTACGCCGCCTCTACCGCCGCAACCGCCAGGCGCGGCTGCTGTTGGTTTCATCCGCCCGGCCGCCAGGCAGGGCATTGGCCAACTGGTCAAGGGTGATGAGAGTTTGCGTAAGACGCCAGCGCATAACCATTACCACCACACCTTGACTTCGCCGCGCGTGCCCGCAAGGGGGTTTTGCCCCGACATGCCGCCGCCGTTACCNATGCTTCCCGGATAACTGCAACCGCCGCCTGAAGCCCATCCGCCGCCCTTGTGCACGGAAGTACCAGCTGCGCCGCTATTGTTGTTGTAAATCGTCGCCGACCCGGACACGCCGCCGCTACCACCTGCGCCCGCCGTACCGTAGTTATGGTGTGCGAAACCACCCGCGCCGCCGTTTGATGTCAGCGTCAATATCAGAGCGTTACTGGCGCTATAAACTAGAAGTCGGCTCCGGCCACCCGTAGCGCCTCTTTGTCCGGCGCCGCCGTTATAACTTGCATCCGGCGCGCCCCCGCCACCGACCTCGGCGACCAGGCGATAGCCGTTGGCTACATTAACCCGCGCATAAAAGTAATGTCCGCCGCCGCCGCCAGAAGAATGATGTGTGCGCCCGTCGCCCTGATAAGCCGCGCCACCGCCGCCACCCGCCATGCGAACATACAAATAGTTCGCACCATAGTTAAGCGTCAGGTTGTGCGTGCCGCTAGTATAGGTGCGATTCCCTGGCGAATAATCGGATGACCCGTAAAAATGCCTGATGGCAATGGCGCCGCTGGCCGGAATAGCCCCAAAACTACCCCTGGTCCCGGCAGGGACATAACTCTCGCCAGCGTGATACTCGTTCAGGCCGATAGGATTCCCGCCGCCGAACTCGGCCTGTATCTCGCTCATCGCCAGCGACCCCTGACCCCACGCCTTGATGGTCATGTCGCCTCCGGCCACCTGATCTGCGCCAGTTGCTCGATATCTCCGGCTTTTTTGACCTGCGCCTTGAGTTGCCAGCTGACCGCGTAGGCGGTTTGCGTTTGTTGCGCAATCGCCCCAGCGATGGCGACCAGTTGCGCAATATCCGTAATGGCCATGTCGTTGTTGTCGGCGTCGCGCCACACCGGAGGCAGCGGCACGCCGGCTTGCGCCAGCGTGATAGCGTCACCCAACAATCCCTGACTGCGACCATCCGCCTGCCACGTACGGTCATGCGCCGTAACGTTGACCACGCACGCTGCATCACGCGCGGACTCAATTTCCGTTTCTTTCTCTTCCTTCGCCGCTGACAGTTTGGCGGCAACGCGCTCCGGGTCCGTGACCCATTTTCCTTTAACGTAATGGGACACCCCGCCCTCGGGCGGCGCGCTCAACGTCAGGGCGCCGGTAATCTCGCCAATAGCGGTGACGCTGATCTTATCTCCGGTGGCGGTATCGTAAAGCTCAGCGTTGCGGTAATCCGGATGCACCTCCCATTCGGTTCCGTCGATACTGATTACTGCAACCTCATGCTCGCCGGTTTCCGGCGGCGCGAAATTAACCGTAAACGCGGGAGCGATGTAAACGCCTTCCTCTCCGGCCGCCTCATCAGGCTCCACAGTAACCGCCCCGGTATACTCGCGGGTAATACGACTGTAAGCGTAACACTCCATGCTACTGATCTCCTTTACCGGATTGAATTTGTGAGCGTAACCTGACCAGNTCTTTGGCCAACTCCACACACACNGCCAGTGCGGCGTTGCCATAGGCAATCGCCTTTTTGCCGTCCGCCTCGCTATGTACGGCGGCGGGCAAAATCTTTTCCAGCGATTGCGCGCCGACGCCGATATGCGGCTGACCCGTAGATATACGGGTATACAGCCCTGATTTGTCCAGACTGGCCAGTTGGCTGATCAGATCGTCCGGGAGCGCCCGCCAGTCACGTTTATCGCGCTCATCTGAATAGGCGATGACGTCGTTGGTGCAATAAAACGCTTTGCCGCCATATACGCGCACGTACGTGCTATCGACCATGTAGACGCCGCCGCCATAGGATTGGCTGTACCACCCCNTCTGACCGTTGCTGCGATACCATCCGTTGTTATAAATTTCGCTTGCGGTATCACNCGACTTGCGCAGAAAACGGCCGTTGCTCTCAGCTTCAGTGAAGTAGCGGCCGTCGTGATTGTGCGACGATGGCGGAAAGCTCGCGGGCTTGCCGCTGATCTGAGCCCACGAGTGCGCGTTGGCGTCGGCCTTGTGCTGCGCCAGCTTGTTGTCAATCAATTGTTGAGCAACAATATCCAGCGGCTGGGTCTGCACGGTGATGTTGGCGCTGGGCAGGCCATCCAATGCAAAATAGTATTTGGGACGATACGGTACGCCCGCCATGCGATAGACCAGCGCGTCGGTCGGCGGATTGCTGGCTGTCCATACGGCGAACAGCACGCCGTCAGCAATAACTCCCGCTTCGGTGGCCATATACGCGCTGGGGGGGTCGGTGTCAAACAACGCCGCCAGCATCAATTGACCAGGTATCGCGTCGCTAGAATCGTAAAACGGTTTTCGTTCGCGCTCGTTGGTCAGCGCCGTCGCCGTTTCGTCAAGCGTGCTCGCGCCGTCACCCAGGACAAAATGGCTGAAGATGACATCAACGTTAGGATCATCCAGCAATGCAGCGCGGCCAGCAGCGGTAAGTTTAAAAACAATGTTCATTGGAATGATCCCTGTATTTCATGGTAGGTTTCACCGCCGCCGACATGCCCGGCGATGGCGTGTGTAACCAGATGATCTGGTTCACAGCTACAGTTGACGGTCGATTCAACGCTGCCGTGCGCCGCTTGCGCGCAAACAGCGCCAGTCGCGACAGAGCTGTTGAGCGACAATTCGTAAGTAATCGTCATGCGTTTGGTACGTTCGAGCGCTTTTCTGGCGTCATCGACCACGGAAAATATATTTTGTGAATGATTCAGGTCGACGTTCACTTTCATGGTGCCGGGTACGCCATGCGGCGACTGTTGCCACCATTCATCTATTTCAATCGGCGCGTCGATGGCTGCAAGCGCGTCTTCAACCGCGCCACGGGTTCCCTTTACCCAATGGGCTGGCAGGCTGGCGCGGCAGGCATTGCGCTTTGTTTCTACGGGCCACTCCGGGTTCCAAATGTCGACAGATAACGCTTGTGCCAAGTAGGGCAACAGATGTTCGGGTGCTGTGTCGATGCTCCAAAGCAGGTCACGTGAAGAGAGATCGAGCGGCGACAGGCGGGCGGTTTGCGTGTGTTCCAGGTAACGTTGCAGTTGCGAGGCGGGCGCAGCCAGCAGGCTTTCGTCAGCATCAAACATCGTAGCCTCCGAATGTGAGGATAACGTCGGTGCAACGAGCCGCTTCGTTGATGGCGTTAAAAATGTCGGCGGCTGGCGTCGTCATTTCTATGCGGGCGCTGCCGGATTGGTGCAACGCCCGGTAGAGCGCCGACACGGCGATATCGTGACCGAGGCGGAAATGCTCGGTGGTGTAAGCTTCAACGGCATCGCGGGCGCGGGAAATGATGATCTCGTAATCAACGTCAGCGCTGACGAAGAACGAAGCTTCGACGGTATAGGCCTTGATGGTCGGCGCGAGCATCTCCAGCCGGTCACCGAGCGGTCGTCGATATTGGTCGGATAGATAAGCAAAAACGGCATCGAGCAATTGCTGGGTCGGCGCGCCGTCGGCGGCGGAGCGTGAAAGCACAGATACCCGCGCCTCACACGGCGAAGGCGACCAGGCGGCGGCATCGCGCACGTCCGGGTCAGCCGACAGCGTATGAAAAATATAGGACTCGGCGCTGCCCGCCGTAGTGTGGCCGTCTGGCGCCAACATGACGCGGCGGCGCAAGTCGTCGTCCGATTCCCAGATCGCCGGGGTGGGCGGCGAAGCGTTTGTATCCTCCGCCTGGATTAACAGGCGGGTGACGCCGTAGAAACCGGCAAGGTGATCGAGGTCATAAGCTTGCGCGAATTGCACCGTGCAGGCCAATGCTGCGTTGTTAACGCGTGAGCGCAAAATCATTTCACGGTAGGCGTGCACTTCCAGCACTTGGCGTACAGGGTCGGATTCGAGCGCCACCTTAGCCGGGTTGTCCGGATGCAGCGCCCCGAAGGCGGCGGCGGCGTCGGAAATGATTTCGTCAAAGCTTAAGTCTTCGACAACGTCTGGCCGGGGTAGCCCCTTAAGGACTTCCGGTGTACTCATTTGGGTGTGCGCGGTATAGGGTTCAGGCATTGCGCACCTCAATTTCGAGCATGGTGGCGCCGGTTTGGCTGAGGACGCGCCCCCAGACGGCAACGGCCAGCGTCGCTANGGTAGTGCCGCTAAACTGGATGCGGAATAACTCGATGCGTGGCTCCCAACGCGCCAGGGCAATGGCGATATCGGCGCGTAGCAGTGCCAGGGTGTGGGCGTTGAGCGGCGCGTCAACCCGGCGGCGCAGCATGCAGCCGTAGGAACGCAGCATGCAACGCTCGCCAATCGCCGTCATGATGATGTCGGCGACGGACTGCCTGATATGCTCAATACTGGGGATACGTGCGCCGTTGATTTTGTCCATGACGCTATTGTGGCGGCGGGTAATCTATAAGTCTTGCGGGCGTTTTTTTGGGGCAAGGTCAGGTTTATGCGCGCTCCCGCCAATCCAACCACCGCCCGCGTGCCCAGGTGAGCAGGGCTTTGCTTTGCTGACCGCTGAGCAGGCCACGGGTTGATAGATGCAACCAGGTTTTTGAATATTCGCGCTTTTCAATGGCGACGAAGCCGCAGGCGCGTACCTTGTCGGGGTTGGCCATTGCCCAGGCGTGCATGATGCCACTGCGGTCGCTGATATCGATAGCCTGGGCGGTGATGTGCGGCGAGTTGGGCGAAGATCTGGGACGTAACTTATCGTTGACCGGCTTCGGTCGCCAGCCGGAATTGCATCGCGCCTGGCTGATGTTTACACCATCGGCAGCCATCAAAGCCAGCAGTTGATTAGCGGCGGCGACGGTAACGCTGGCGTTGTTTTCGATTGTCGGCGTTAGCAGGTAATTGAATTGCTTGTGGCGCTCCTTGTAATAAGCCATAAGGTTGATACCGCTAACCGGCTGAGGAAGGTCGCCGTGGTCGTCGTAGACCGGTTCTGGCTGCGGTTGCTCAACCTTCGCCGGACGCACCAAATCCATGACGCTGACAAAACCGCTACGGCTAACGCTGTGTTGCACGCGCTCGATAATCCATTCGGCGGCGATACCTGGGCGTGTTTGCCAGGTGACCGGCAATTCAGCGGCCAGCGTCGCGTCGCCGACACAGCGCAGGCTAAGACGCTCGCGCCCCAGGTTCAAGCGCTTCAACTCAGATTCGGCGGCGCGGCGGGCGCGGTTGATGTCGGAATAGTTGCCGCGCAGAAAAACTACTGGTTCGCCGCTGCCGGCATATACCGGGCCGGTAGTGTTACGCCGCTTGTCGGCGTACAGGGCGCCAACGCGCCGGAAGCGGCTGCGAGCGGTGGAACGCCAGGAGGGCGAACCGACTATAGTGTTGGATTCGATTATTTTGCGCTGCAACGCCTTACCGGAAGCATCTTCACCACTGCCGCGCGGTACGGCGATCAACAAGCCGTTGGTCGGCTTGATGGTGGCGCCGATTTCCGCCGCCACACGGGTGATGATGTTGATGTCTGATTCGTAGCTTTGATCGATATGCTTGATGTGGATGCCATCCAGCGACGGGTGGATTTTGACTGTCAGGGCGTGTTCGGCAGCGATTTGCCGTAAAAAATCGCCGAACTGCATACCACTGGATTTTTCGGCAAAGCTGCCACCAGACGGTACCGCCGGCCAACTGCGCTTTTTTTGCGAAATCAGGCTTTCGGCAAAATCGCAGGCGTCACCGGAGAAAGTCAGCTTGCCCTGTTCCCAGCGGATTTCGGCGACACGGTAACGCCCCATCGGTGTCAGCTTGTCGTCGTATCCCAGCGCTATTTCGATTGTGGCGTTGCTCCTGGGGATTTCGATTTCGTCGTGCGGGTCAGCCAGAGTAATGCTGAAAGTGTCGGCTTCGATACCGGCGGCGTCGGTGATAGTCAGCGAGATCAAGCGGCTGATCAGGCGGCTGGTGATATCGATGCCGTCAGCTTTTATTTGCCACTGCGGGCGCGGCGCGTAAGGCACCGTTCAGCCCCAAAGCCGCACACCGGACACCGGCGCCAGGCTGGCCTGCAACCTGGCGCGGGAAGGGATGACGATTTGCAAGCCAGCCGGTAAAGCCAGGCGTTGCTTGTCCAGGGCGGGGTTGGCAGCCAGGATGGCGTGTAGCGCCGACTCGTCGCCGAGTTTGCGCCAGGCGATATCGTCCAGCTTGTCGCCGGTCGAGGTAGTGTACATCGTCGGCATTATTCGCCCTCCCCGTTGGTGGCGGTTGTCGCGGCGGCGTCAAAATCGCTTTCTTCGTCTTCCGACGGCAAGTTCGGCAGCAAATCGTTAATCAGCGCGTCGTCCGGGTAGGATTCCAGCGTCAGCATGAAGTCGATTTTCAACGGCCGACCGGCCGCGTCGTAGCTGCCGCCGGTTTCCTTGACCTCACGGATCACCCAATGTCCCAGCACTGCGCCGTCCGGGGTAACCAGCGGCAACGGATTGCCAGCATGCCCTTGCTGGCGCATGGCGTTGACCTGCTCCCAGCCGCCGGCGAAGTGCGGCAGGATAGTGCCGGTGATGTTGATTTTCTCGGTATTTTGTCCCATGTTTTGCAGTACCGGCATAGCGTGCAGGCGATCGAGGCTCGCCCATCGCCAGGCCGTGGTGCGTTCAATGCTTTGTTG